ATCCACCAATTGCGGCGGCAGTTCCGTAAAAATCAGAAACAGGTGAATAGTCTAAGTCATGGATTATTTGGTTTGCTTTTTCCTGGTCGCCAATCATAGTACCGAGAGTTACGCGATACTGCTCGACTTCACCAGTAGTGTCGAGAATGCTTTTTCCGAGAGCGGTTATTCCGGCGGCGGCAGCTACACCGCCAATAAGTTTGACGGCTTTGCCGATACCGCCGACCGCATTTGAAAGGTCTGAGGATTTTTTCTTTGCGGATTCTACTTTCCGCTCATATTCTTTAAGCGTACCGTCGTCAATCTTGAATCCAAGCCAAGTTACAAGCTCACGAATTGTCATTTATTGTTTTCCCCCATGCTTAGATTCAAAATCAATCAGACCGTCAACGGCGGCTTCTATATCCTCGTCCATATCAAGGACAGCATTGGCGTGCAGCAGGTCTTCGTAAGTCCACCTGTTTCTGAGTTCATCAAGCGGAACTCCCTTTTTCTGCCACACGCGCCAAATTAAAAACTCGTCCTCAATTTCAGGAGCGAGCGTTCCTACGCTTCCGATTTCGTCAAGGCGGGATTTGCTTCGCCGTTTACCTGAGCGAAGGTATTTATTCGCTGGGTTAGGCTTCCAATATTCCCCGCCACCTTCCCGAAAAAATCCGGATAGTTTGCCTCCAGTACAAGAAGCATAACAGGGTAAATCGAAAAGAGCCGACCGCCAAATACCTTGTTAAAATTCGCCTCGAAGTTGTCGCCGAACATCGCCACAATAGGTGTTCCGTCGTTTTCTGAGCCTTTTGCGGTAACATAGCGGAACATGCGCTGAACAAGCTTGACGAAGTTTTCCTCATCCAGGCTCGCTGTCAGCTTTTCAACCACGCCCGAAAGCGATTCCCCGGAAATGTCGGTATCGGCATTTCCTGCGCCCTTGAAAACATCAACAGCCTCGGCAAGTGCCGGACCGAGTGTCTTCATCAGATATGATTTTAGGCGCAGGGCTTCGATAGCCGGGAACGGAGCGACTGTGAATGTGATTCCATCGATAACCTTTTCTTTAGTCTTTTCCATTTCCAACTCCCGTTATACACCGATTGTTCCCGCAGTAACGGCAACAGCAGCCTGTCCGGTGTGAAATACCCACGCCTGTTCCCCGGCTTCCTTACCGCGTGACCATGTAGGTTTTTCAACCCATGCCTGCGGGAAGAAATGCTCTGCTCCGCTTGCAATCTCTGTGATTGAAAGCGGCAACATTCCAAGTCCTGTGGTTTCATCCGCAACCTGTGCTGCAGAAAGAACACCGTTTGAAAGGCTTGTCTGCAAGAGTGTGACAGTTACATCGTAGCAGCCGTTTGCACTCTTAGAGCGTACTACCTCACCGTCTGCGCCAACCTTACGGGTAAAGCGTTCCTCGGCAGGAGCACACTCAACAAAAGAATCCTCGGCGTAGCCCATAATCGGAGTTCCGCCGAATGTGATAACGACCATCTTCGGATCGTATGTTGCCATCAATGGCTGACTAGGCATATTTCATTCCTCCTTACAGCGTTACTACGCCGTCAATAGCGGTCTTATGGATAGCACCTGAAAGCGGTGCGTTGAACTTAACATCAGGAAGTTTTCTTTCAGCCTTTGCAGCCGCATCAACTTCATCCGCAGTCGGACATTCAATGGTGTATGCACCTTTTTTGAGAATCTGGTAAGTAACACCCTGCTCAAGTCCAGCCTTGAGCTGTCCTTTGATAGCTTCGATTCCTGAATCCTCATAAGGAACTTTGTCCTGCTGTGCAAGAGTTGTAAGAACAAGCTGCTGGATCTTAGCCTTAAGCCAGTCACAGCCGTGAATAACATCGATGTATTCGCCGCTTCCAACCTTGCCCCAGCGTGTAAGAGGCAAATCAGAAACAGAAGTGTAGATGTTACAGTTCTTTGCTGTTGCGGTCTTACGCTGGCCTGCAGAAAGGCTAACCGTTGCTGTAGCTTCAAGAGCTTTGAGTGCCCATGTCGCGCTTCCCGGATGCTTTGTAAGAATCTTTCCGAAAAGACCTGAAACAAAATAAGGGTCGCTCGGATGATAGAAACAGAAAACACGGTCAATGTTGTTTGTTTTAAGCCAGTCGGCAATATCGCCGGAATCTTCATCAACAACAGTGCTGTCGCTTGTTACGATACCGCCAAGCTTTTCATTTGCCTGTACCCAAAGTGCGAATTCCTGCAAATCAGCCTGAACCTCGCTGTGGATTTCACAGGCATAGAAGCCGTTGTTGGCATCGTTACCCATTGCGTTAAGTGCATCAGTCCAGCTTGCATCAGCTGAAATTGGTGTGCTTGTCGCATTTGCGGTCTGACTGGTGGTTGCACCGCCTGTAACCTGCAATGAAACTCCGCTTGGTGTAATTCCGTAGATTTCGATGACCAGCGGATTATCAGCTGAAACGGAAGCGTCCATCTGACCTGCAAAACGCTCATTGATTTGTGCCGCAATTTTTTCAACTACAGCATTGCTTGAACCTTCTGTATCAAAGCTGACATCATCGAGTTTTACAGTGTTCAATGTGAGTGCTACCACATTGCCTGTAACGAAAGCCGCACTGATTGTGATTTTTGAATCAGCAAGTCCGCTCGGTGCTTTCCAGCCCACATAAATATTCTTGATGTGTGGTGACTGTGAGAACTGCCGTGCAGCAGCCTTGTAAACCCATGAGTCTGTTGAGAACCCAGCCTCAGCAACATCCGCCGCACTTCCAAAGATGCGGACACGATGTTTCTTGTCAAACCGTGGCTTGATACCTACCGGATTGAATTGGTCGGCAATAAGGTGTTCCGAGAATGAAGCCATAGAAGCGACAGATGTCTGCCGCGAAATATTGACTTCTACGATTTCGTCAATCTCTGCCATTATGCTCCTCCTGCATTTATATCTATCTCTGGATTTGCTGGCATATCGCTTTGAACGCCTACGCTTTCAATCCAGCCAGTTTGCTCTTTCACTACGCGGATATAAGTAACCGCGATGTCAAAAAAGCCGTGTGTTTCAGTGCCGTTAGCCC